AGTAGCCTGTGCATATGTAGTATATAAACTTCTATGCCTTAAAGATCCAGCGTCATACTATGGAAAACCATCTGGAGATGCTATAGATATTATTAACGTTGCTATTAACGCACAACAGGCTAAGAATGTTTTCTTCAAAGGTTTTAAAACTAAAATTGAAAAGTCTCCTTGGTTTGCTGGAAAGTATAATCCAAAAGCAGATTCTGTTGAATTTGATAAATCAATTACGGTTTATTCTGGACACTCAGAAAGAGAATCACACGAAGGCTTAAACTTATTCATGGCTGTTCTTGATGAAATTTCTGGTTTTGCATCTGAAGTTGGAACAGGCAACGAACAAGGTAAGACTGCAGAAAATATTTATAAAGCATTTCGTGGTACAGTAGATTCTCGTTTTCCTGATCTTGGTAAAGTAGTTCTTCTTTCATTCCCTCGCTATCAAGGTGACTACATTTCTCAAAGATATGATTCTGTTATTGCAGATAAAGAAACAATAGAGCGTAGACATAAATTTATTATTAATGAAGAATTACCAGAAGGACCAGATAATGAATTTGAAATTACATGGGAAGAAGACCACATTCTTTCTTATAAGATTCCAAAAGTATTAGCACTTAAACGTCCAACATGGGAAGTAAACCCAACACGTAAAATTGATGATTTTAAAATTGCATTTTTAACTGACCTTGGTGATGCAATGATGAGATTTTTATGTACTCCAACTTATTCATCAGATGCATTTTTTAAACAAAAAGATAAATTAATAAAATGTATGACGCTAGCAAACCCTGTTGATAGTTTTAGGAGATTCTCAGAAAACTTTAAACCAGATCCAGATAAAGTTTATTACATACACGCTGACCTTGCACAAAAACACGATAAGTGTGCGGTAGCAATTGCTCACGTAGATAAGTGGGTAAATATTCAGGTAATTAAAGATTATGAACAAGTAGCCCCAATCGTAATAGTAGATGCAGTTGCATGGTGGGAACCAAAATCAGAAGGTCCAGTAAACCTATCTGAGGTAAAGCAATGGATTATTAATCTACGTAGACAAGGTTTTAATATTGGCATTGTGTCTTTTGACCGTTGGCAATCGTTTGACATTCAAAATGAATTAAAGGCAGTAGGAATAAGAACTGATACTGTTTCTGTTGCTAAAAAACATTATGAAGATCTTGCAATGATGATTTATGAAGAGCGTGTTGCAATTCCTATGATTCCATTACTGTTAGAAGAAATGTCAGAATTAAAAATAATGAAGGGTAATCGTGTTGATCACCCTAGAAAAAAATCTAAAGATTTAGCAGATGCCGTTTGTGGTGCTGTCTTTGGTGCTATCTCTCATACACCAAAGGATACTAATCTTGAGATTGATATTCATACCTGGTCCTCCTCTACACGACTTGCAGAGAAGCAGAGGTCTATGGTAGAATTGGATAACAAGGAAATGCCTGAAGATGTCAGAGATTTTCTTGATAGATTAAACATAATATAACAAACTAAACAAGGAGAAAGATGAATTCATTTAAAAAGATCGCACTTGTTACGGCTGCAGCAGTAGCAAGCACATTCTTTGTTGCAGTTCCACAGGCTCAAGCAGCAGTAACTAACGGATATGTACTATCCGATTCGTTGGCTGCAGGTGCTCGTGGCGTAACAGTATTGGCAGACACAACTAAGGCAGAGGCTGGAGTTAATGCAGTACTTGCACTAACTACAAGCGATACCTTGGCTTCTACAGCAGACGATAACGTCTCTCTAGAAATTTCTGGTCCTGCAACATTTACTGATTACACAGCAGCAGGATCAAACCCTACAGGGGTAACACTTACCAATCTAGGTAAGACATTTACATTTACGGCTACAACCTCAACAGCGGTTACATTGCCAACAAATGTTAAGTTAACTGTTAACGGCTCAGGCACAGTTACAGTAACTCAAAAGAAGAAGGTTGGCTCAGCCACTTCTACAGTTGATATCAAGACAATTTATGCTGGAACTGTTGCAAAGACAGATATTCTTTCTGTAGCAAACAGTTTTGCTCGTGTTCAAGATACTTCAACAGCAGGAACTCTTGCTTCTAGCGTAGATGTTACTGGATCAACAACAGTTGTTAATGATGGAACTGGATACGTAAACGTACTTGCAAAAGACGCATACGATGCTACTCTTTCAACAAATGGTGTTCTACAGGCATCTGCTACAGGTGGAGCAGTTGTTGCATGGGACGGTGCTCCAAGCACTCAGGTTTCATTCGGCGCTAAGACTGGTGTTGGTGGAGTTCTCCACGTAAAGCAGGGTACTGCTAATGCAAACAAGCCAGTTGCAACAGTAATTACAGTTTCATTCAATGGAACAGTATTAACAACAAAGTCAATTATATTTACTGGACAGGCTGCATCTATTGTAGTTTCTGGTGAAGACATTGCACAAGCAGGCGGTACACGCACAGGAACCTATGATTTCGTAGTCAAGGATGCTGCTGGTAATCAACTAGCATCAATTACTCCAACTGCTGATACAACAAAATATGACGCACAGGTAACTGCCGTTTCTGTTGCTGGAGCATCATCTGCTACAGTAGTACAAAATGGTGGATGGACATGTGCTGCTACATCAGGTTCAACTAAGGTACGTATTAAGCATACACTTTCAGATCTAAGCGTAATCTACTCAAACGAGTTTGATGCACGTTGCGGTCAAGGTGTTAATAAGTACACAGCAAAGTTTGATAAGGACTCATACCTTCCAGGCGAAATTGCAAAGTTAACTGTATCTGCAACTGATATTTCAGGTGCTAAGGTATACGATGCAGCAACACTTGGAACTGGAGTAGCAATTTCTGCTGGTGGAATGACACTAGTTGGAACAGCAACTTCAACAGATACATTTACAAACGGATCAAAAACTTATCAGTTTACCGTTGGTAACAATGCTGGTGCGTTTAATGCAGTAGTTGATCTACCTGCATACGTATCAACAGATTCCGCTAAGGTGGTTTCATACAAGGTTGCAGAATCAACTGCTACTGTAAGCAACGCTGAAATCTTAAAGATGATCGTTGCACTTATTGCAACAATCAACAAGCAAATTACAGCACTACAGAAGTTGCTTCTAAAGAAGTAAACTCTTAATAAATTAGGGGGCAGATTCATTTCTGCCCTCTTTTTTATGCGCCTTTTGTTGTTTAATTAAATAAAAAATGATATAATTAAGCATATAATTAAACATAGGAGTTAGCCCCCAAATTGAATAACCTAAAACGAAGACTTTTAATAGGCTTTGGGGTAGGGCTATGTGTAACAATTTTTGGAATAATGGCACCTGATCGTGCACATGCTACAGAAAATCAAGAACAAGTTGTTGTAAGCCCTGCTCAACAGGCAGTCAATACAGCCCTTGCAGTGGCTACTACAGAGGTTCAACAGGCAGTAGATGCAACAACAGGTGTAATTGCTGAAGTAGTACAAGCGCAAACCGAATATTCCCAAGCCCAATCTGTCACGGCAGAAGTAGCCTACAAAATATCTTTGGCTAATACAGAAATAAATAATGTTCAAACCGCTATTAATACTATTAGCAGTGTTGATTTATCTGTTACCCCAATAGATCAGAGTTTTCAAATAGTTCAAGATGCAAAGGCTACAGCAACTACTGCAACTACCGCTATAAATAATATAACAACACAAATAACAGAGGCTCAAGCAGCAATATCTGAAGCCGTTGCAGCAAAAACAGAAGCGTCTACAGCACAAGCAACTGCTCAAACCGAACTAACTCAAGCAAACATTGCAATTGATAGTGCTCAAACAGCAGTCAATAATTTACAAGCAACTATTGGAACTAGTACAAATGTTTTGGCGGGGGTAGACGACGCTGGTGTTCAAATGAACCTTCCATTCGGTATGCAAATGGGCGGAACTGTTTATAACAACGTTTATGTTGGGTCTAATGCAACAATAACATTTGGAGTAAATGAAGGTGGAATTTATCACACTACACCAAACGCTCCTTCTGTTTCTATAGCAGGATGGGACTGGACAACCTGGAGCACAGGAACAGGTATTACCTATGCAACAACTGGTACAAGTTTAGATATTGCTTGGGATCTTCGCCCATACCCACAACAAGATGCCTCTACGCAAATGGTTCAGGTAAGATTTAATGCTG